TGGCGAGCTGGGTCTTTTCCGCGTCATAGTAAAAAGACCGCTTGCGCAGTCCGTTCACTAAATATTCATATATGAGCATGACCCATTTCCCGACGGTCACTTTGCCCGACTTGATTTGCTTGTGGTATGCCCTGATGTAATTCTCGGGCTTGCTGGCCATTAGCTCCTCCGGCCTCTCAGGAAGTCCATGAGTTCGTCGCCGGTGCCGCCTCCGCCGTCGGTGCCGGGGCCGTCATCGTCATTGCGCATTTTCAGCACAATTTTCATGAGGGTCTGCACCGTCTGGTTGGCTGCGGTGGACGTTCGGTTATACTCGGCGATCGCCGGGTGGGTGTAGACGTTCCCGCGGCCCTTGACATATTCCTTTGTAACGATGTTGCCCTCTTTTTGTATGGTCTTTTCCAGGTCGGCGAGGAGCTTGATCTGCACCTGGTAACGTTTGAAGGTGGTAATAAAAAAGAAATTCTGTTCGACGCCGTGTTCGGCGGCGATCTCCAGTATTCTTTGGGCCTGTTCATTCAGGTCGATTTGACGTCCCATTGTTCGCCTCCTGTTGGTCTCTGTTTGGAGCGGACGGGTCGGTGTCGAACCGCCGCCTCCCACCGGGAAGGTGGGCGCTCTGCCGTTGAGCTACGTCCGCGAATTGGAGCGGGCAGGTCGGAATCGAACCGCCGCCTCCCCACGGGAAGTGGGGCGCTCTGCCTCTGAGCTATGCCCGCATAAAGACCCCGGGTGAAAGGAATAAGCCCCGGGGCCTGGAGTATTTAGTCAGGCCGGCGGTCTTGGCGCGCGACCTGTTCTCCCTTGTACATACCAGCGCCGAGCTCGTCGATCTTGTCGAACGGGATAATCGGCACGGTCAGCTTCTCCCGGCACGCCGGGTCGATAAAGTAGATATACCGGAGCTGAAAGCCTGGCTTCGGGACGGCGCCAGTCGCTTTGCAGTACTCCTTGATTGAGTAGGTCCCGCCGGTGAGCTCGAATAGGCTTTTGCCGCCAAGCTCCGGGCGCGGTGCCATCGGCTGGCTCTGGACCGTGAGCTGGTGGAGGACGGAGCCGTCCGGCATCTGGAGCAGGCCCTCATTGGGCTTGATCATCGTCAGGACGAAATTGGACGCCCGGTAGATGGTGCCGTCGCCGCAGCTGCACCCGTCCGCGAAGCTGATGATCCACTTGACGTGCGGTGCGTTCTTCTTGATGAGCTTTATGCTGTACGCGATGCACCGGCTCTCGCTGTTGCGCGGGAGGTATTCGTCAAAGGCCATCCGGTTGAGCTCCAGAAACTCGTTCCAGCCGGTCCCTTCGACGAGGCCCTGGATTTTCTTTTTGTCAAGGCTCGGGCCGTAGCTCATCACGCCGTGGAGCCCGCCGTCGAGGAAGGCGCCAAAGTGCAGGCAGCTATTGTTGACGACCTTGCCGCTGTAATGGTGCTTCCGGATAAACTCGTTTGCGAGCTTGCTGGGGATCACCTTCACAATAACTTCTTTTGCTCTGCCCATTGATATACCACCTCAAAAATGCCATTGTTTCGTTTGTTCGGGTTGCCGTAGCTGTGCAGCTGCGGGACCGTAGCCTTGACGATCTCCACCGCTGCCTGGAGCTCCTGATATTGCTCCTCGCTCAACGTGAGGACGAAGCTCTCCAGCTCCGGGCCTGCCTTCCGCTCCTCCGGTTCCGGTTCCTCCTCCGGTTTTATCTCCGGGATCTCCAGGTCGAAGGTCGCCAGGTCGATGGTCGTGATGGCCTCGATCTCCCGGCGTAGAATCTCGGGATCAAAGCCCGTGTTCATCGTCAGCTGATTGTGGATCAGGATGTATGCACGTTTTTGCTCGTCGGTCAAGCCCTCCAGGCGGATGACCTCCGCGTCCATGACGCCGAGCTGCTGCAGGGCCAAGAACCGGCCGTGGCCCTCTATGATCACGCCGTTCTCGTCGACGGCGATCAGGTCACGATATCCGAGCTCCTGGATGGACGCCGCGATTTGGTCCACCTGGCTCTGGGGGTGCCGCTTGGCATTATTCTCATAAGGCCGGATATCCGCGAGCCTCACACGTTCGATTTTCATGCCATGCCGCTCCCTTCCAGGTATTGCGACACGATGGCCGCGATGGCGTTGCATGCCATGTTGGTCTTGTCGCTGGGATTGACGACGGCGCCGTGGTCCAGCGCCCACTTGATGGCCTGTGTCCAGATTTGGTACTGCTCCGGGGTGAGGCTCATGGAAATGGTACGGACCAGCGGCGCGTCGGAATCGTTGAGCTTGAAGCTCTCGCCGAAGTCGTCGACCGAGACGTCGATGGCGCCGAAGTCAAAGGCGGCCATATCGATGCTGTCGATCCTGGCGAGCTCCGCGTCGAGGATGTTGTAGTCCCAACCGGTGTTCATCGTCAGCTGGTTATGAATGAGGATATATGCGCGCTTTTGCTCGTCGGTCATGCCGGTGTGGCGTATCACTTCCACCTCGGTCTTGCCCAGGCTCTTGAGCGCGAGCAGTCGGCCATGTCCGGCGAGGACCATGTTGTTCTCATCCACCTCGATCGGGTCGTTGTTGCCGAGCTCCTGGATGGAGGCTGCGATCTGCGCGACCTGCGCCGGGGTGTGAATTTTCGCATTATTCTCGTAAGGTTTCAGCGAGTCTGTCGGGATAACTTCGATTTTCATCGCGGCGCGGCCTCCTTTCCAAAAATTCCACACAAAAACGCGTAACGGGTTTTATTGTGGGGCCCCTCTCGGTCCCCTGGGGGTCTGAAATTTTTCACGTATGGGGGGCAGTCGCTCACCACTCCGTGTTGCGTATGATCTCACCGTTCGGACCGTATGCGCACCGACCCGGTGTTTCCTTCCGTGGGTCCACTTCTTTATTGTGGCACGTCTGGCATTCCAGCTTGAAATTGTCCGGGTTCAGGCTGACCTCAGGGTCGTTGCAGTTTACGTCGTCAAGCCACACCTTGTAGTGGTGCACGATCTTTCCAGGCTCCTGGCCGCAGGCTTCACAGAGTCCTCCGTCCACAGCCAGGCGCTCAGTTATATACGCATCCCGGGCTCGTCTCCAGGCCCTGGTCTTGTAAAATTGTTTTTGGTTCATGGAATCCCACCCGCCCGCCTTCTCCAGCGTCTCCTATGCCGGCGACGATGTAGACATAAAAAAGAGGAGCTGGTCACAGGGCCAATTCCTCATGCTATCAGTTTATCACTTTTTAACTGCCATGCACTGCCAGCTTTTCATGGGCTGCGTTTTCAGGGGTGGAACAAAGGGAACAAATGGAACGCTGTTTCCTAATAAACCCCCTATAAAGGCTATATGTTCCCCTATATACCCCATATATTGTCCTTATTTCCCTATTTTAAAGAAGTATTGTTCCAGTAGTTCCACTTGTTCCAGTAGGTCAAAAAAGCCTTATGGTATATAGCTTTTTGACATGGTCCTGGGTGGAACAAAGAATTTTGACCTTGTTCCAGTTGTTCCACCCTTGGCGCCTTTTCGATTTGATTTGTTGTTCCAGTGGAACAAGACCTTGTTCCATTTTGATACCCGTAGAAATGTACAAAAGAGACAAAAAAGTTTTTGAAGTTTGGACCTTTTGCGAATTGTAAAGGTACTTCCAGAGGTGTAACATAAGGCCATCACGAAGGGAACACCAGTTCCCCTGAAACGAAAGGAAATAAAAATTATGAAGTCTAACCACACCTTCCACAACGTCCAGGGCATCGAGTTCGTCGTTTACTCCGATTTTATCGCCCGCGCCACCTTCGCTGAAAATACCGAGACCGGCGAGGTTAAAGCGATCAGCTCCTCCGGTTATCTCAGCAACGACCTCACGATAAGAAAAGCAATCGCCCGCCGCTTCGGTCTCGCTTCCTTCCGTAGCAAATAAGAAAGGAGAAATAAAAATGTTTGATCGAATCATCAAAGTCACGGTAATTCAAAAGGACAGCACCCGCTACACATTCACCCGCTACGAGAAACGCTGCGAGGTTGAGGTTCAGCAGGCGGGCGTTTTCGGGGCCTCGGTCTCCTCCCGGTATGTATCGCCGGAAGCCGGTAACACCCTCTATAAGGAGCTTATGGCTAAGGGCTTTAAGCGGTTCCGCTCCCTTGCGGAGGTCTCCTGGTACGCTACGCGACCGAACAACACCCCGTACGAGGAAACCTGGAAGGTCGACGGCGACTACCTGGTGCCGGTCGCTTCCCGGGTCCTCGGGTAACCAAACCACAAGCCGAGCCCCGGCGGCCAATCCGGGGCAGAAAGGAAAACGCCATGTATTACATTATTATGCAAGCAAGCGAAAACGGGCACACCATGTTCTATTGCGGCGATGGCCGCTGGGTGCACTATCCTAACGACAAGGGCTATCGGAGAATATCTCACCAAATACAGAGATATTGGAGCGAAGCTGCCGCAAAAAATGATATTGAAATCTTTAAGAAAAACGACGGGGGTTTTAAATATCAGTATTTCCTCATCGCCCTGGCCGTCTGATCCACCAAACGCCGAGCCCCGGCGGCTATTCCGGGGCCCATCCTCCTGGCGAGAGCTTCACCTTGCCACCATACCCTCACAATGGTAAGACACAGATGAGGAAAGGAGGATGATGAAAATGGTAAAAGATTTCCAGGAATTTGTAAGGGTGGTTGCAGCCCGGCGCCTCCAGTATGGTGCCATCCCGGTGGAGCTGCTGAGCCCCGCGGGTGTAGAGGTTCGCGACTTGTATCGCCAGTTAGACTCTGATATCTATTTCGCCGATGGTGCCGCTGATCTCCTCGCAATCGTTGAAAACGCCCCGCAGTACGACCTCAAAAACGACGGCGCCCGCCGTGAATGTAAAGCAATGCTGGCCTGCCTCCGCAGGCTGGCACAAAACGAAAAAGGAGATGAGTAAAATGGCAAAAGTTTATCTTGATACCACCCGCAGCGGCTATGGTCCCGACCAGTGCCCGCAAACCTTGACCGTCCGGGAGCTGATCGGGCTCCTGGAGGACCTTGATCCTGACGCCGAGGTATTCTTCCGGAACGACGGCGGCTATACTTACGGCCATATTAACCGCGATAGCTTTGAGGAAGATTGGAGCGAGGACGAGGAGGCCTGAGCCTCCCTCCTCCCCCACTAAAAAAATGAAAGGATGAATTTATTATGGAAAACAACCACACCCCCTGGAGCGAGCAGGAGCGCTCCGTTACCCTGACCAACGCCGAATGGAACAAGCTGAGGTGTTACCTCCTCATGACTACGAGGCACCGCGAGGGCGAGCGCGACGCCTGGGCCCGCCTGGCCTCTGAGGTCGACGCCTCCGGCGCCCCCCGCTTCCAGAACGCCGCGAGCAACGCGGAGTACTGGTCCGAGATGTGCACCTTCCTGGACGAGGTCGGCGAGAAAATCGACGGCGTGAATGCTATTTTGAAAGGAGAATGAATTATGGGAAATCGAGCAGTTATTACAGCAAGCAAATCCACGGCCGTGGCGGGAAGCTCCGACCTCGGCGTATATCTCCACTGGAACGGAGGCCGGGACTCCGTGGAGGCATTCCTCACTTATTGCAAGATCCAGGGCTTCCGAAGCCCTGACCTTGACAATTACGGCCTGGCGCGGCTGGTCCAGGTGATCGCTAATTTCTTTGGAGGCGACGGTCTCTCCGTCGGTCTCGACAAATGCTCCAAGCTGGACTGCGATAACTGGGACAACGGCGTGTACATCGTCCGGGGCTGGGAAATCGTCGACCGCCAGTATAAGCGCAACAGCGAGCAGCGCTCCTATGATCTGGAGGAAATGCTCCGGTATATCGACGAGCGCCAGCCGGCGGCCATGCAGCTCGGCGCCGAGCGTATCGCCGAGGCCCTGGCCAAGCTGAGGGAGGTGAAGGCCAATGACTAACCTGCAGAAAATGCGGAAAGATGCACGCTATACCCAGCACGACCTGGCGGCTCGCGCCTGCGTCTCTGTCCGGACCCTGCAATACTACGAGCAGGGCGTCCTGGATATCAACAAGGCCGCGGCCGGGACGGTGTATCGTATCGCCGAGGCGCTCGGGTGCCACGTCGAGGACCTGCTGGAGCTGTTCGTGGTCGGCGTTGATCTGGATGAATAAAAAAAAGGGCCCTGGGGCTATTGCCCCGGGGCTTTATTCTATGAAGTCAACGTCTACGATCCGGCCGTTCTTGACTACGACCTGGCGGAGTATGCCGCGCCAGAAGGCCCGCTTTTCCTCGTCGGTGAAGTCCTTGTAGAGCTCCAGGACCCCGCTGCTGAGCAGCTCCTGGATTTTCTCCAGGTCGGCGAGCTCTGGGAGCTCGGGCTCCGGTTCGTCCTCGATCAGCTGGGCGAGGATTGCCTTGCGCTCCTTCTGGTATTGTTCGAAGCTCATCCGGTCCTCGTCGTCCTCGACGTAGGTCATCTTGAGCTTCTTGAGGCGCTTCTCTATGAGGGCCCGGTTGCCCTTCTTTTTCGGGCGCTTCTTGTGGTCCTGTGTGACCTTTTTCACATGTGCGATCCTGCCTGCGATCGCCTCCTCTATTATCCCGAGGAGTTGCTTCTCGATCTTGTCCTCTTTCGCGTTTATCGAGTGCGGGCACTGGCGGCTCTGGCGGTTCAGGTTGCACCGGTAGTATTTGTAGACCGTCGTCCCTTTCTTGAGCTCTTTTGTCGTCGCGTTGCCCGCCATCGAGTGGCTGCAGTCTGCGCACTTGAGCATGTTAGAGAAGATATAGAAGTGCTCGGTGTCTCCCCTGGCGTTGCGGGTCATTAGCTCCTGCAGTCGGTCGAATTCCTCGCGGGTCAGGAGCGGCTCCGCGACGAAGTCGTCCACTTCCTTGTTCTTGCCCCAGAGCATCGGGTTTCGGAGCGTGGTGACGCAGTTGCAGTACATCCACCGCTGGTTGAATTCGGCGTTTGCTCGTACCAGCGCCCCGCGAACGGACCCGGTCTGGAAGATATAGTCTATTATAGCGCGCACGAAGGGCGCCCGCTCGGGGTCGATGATAACGTGCTGGTCCTGGTCGAGAGTGTAGCACCGCGGGAGGGTCCTCGGCCCGGAGGTCCAGCGCTTCTGCTCCCTCAGAAATTTTTGGGTGTATTTGATCCGGTCGGAGGTGCTGTCGGTCTCGTTCTGCCCGACGGAGAGTAGGAGGTTTACTTGGAGGCGGTCCTCCTTTGTCGCCATCCCGAGGTTCGGCTGGCGTTCGGAGACCCAGGTCACGCCGTATTCGTCGAGCACGTCCTGGACCTTGTAGAAGTCCGAGACGCTCCGGAACCAGCGATCCAGTTCCTTAAAGAGTATAACGTCAATCTTTCCGGCCCTTACGTCGTCCAGGAGCCTGAATATCTCCTTCCGGCCCTTGAGCCGCTTCCGGGCGCTCTTGCCCTCGTCGGCGTATATGTCGACCACCTTCCAGCCTTTTGCTTTTGCGAAGGCCTTGAGCGAGGACTCCTGGGCCGCCAAGCTCCAGCCTTCCATTCGCTGCATCGCGGTGCTGACCCGGATGTATATCGCGCACCGCTTGACCCCGGTCTCGCAGCTGGCCGTCGCGCTGATCATTTCATCCTCCGCTGGGCCTTGAGAAAGGCTATGTAGTTGAGGACGGAGTTGATCTCCTCCGGTGTCAGGTCGGCCGTAGCTGAGGCGAGGTCCTGCTCCATTTGGAGTCCTGGGTCCTCGGTCCAACCGAGCAGGTATTCCGGGGAGACCTGCAGGGCTGCGGCGAGCGCGGCGATCTTGTCTCGGCCTGGGTTCTGGAGCACGCCCTTCTCCCAGCGCTGGACCGTCGTGCGGCTTACGCCTACGCGGCGGGCCACTTCTTCGAGTGTGAGGTGGAGTTCTTGTCGTCTAATTCTAATTATTTCCTGCATTTCCATATTGTTCATCCTCCTTTGCATGGAATAGTATAGCACCTTTTTCTCTCATTTGCAACAGAAAAAGTTGCTAAAACGAAATTTTTTCGCTAAAAGGGGTTGACATTTGCTTTTTCCGGTGCTAACATATCCTTGTCGAACGGCACGAATGTTTGTTCCTATTTTGAATTTTGAAAGAAAGGAAGTGATCTCATGGTAGACAAAAACCTGTTTATCTATCTAACGAAGTCCGCAGGCTTCGATCTCCTGGATGTCGCTGATTGGTGGGGCGTTGGTCTTGGCGCCTTATATAAGCGACTGAACGGCCAGGTGGAGCTCCGACGAAGTGAGATGGAAATCTGGATGAGGAAGGTAGGCTGTACGGACGCGGGCCCTGTTTTTTTTGGTGGCCTTGTTGCGAATTCGCCACTTTCCGCCGCCCCCGCTGCTGGGTGACGCATGGCAGCAGTTCCAAGTGCCGAGCGGGTTTTTCAGGTAGTCGCTGAAATACTCCAGCGCCGTTACGACGTAAAAATTGACTATACGCTTGACACCCTCGGCCGCCCCGGCCATTTTTTAAGCAGTTCTTGTTGCGAAAAAGCAACAAAATCGAAAGGAGAAAGTTATGAATGTTATAACCATTGAGCTCTGCGCGGAGGACCGCGCCCGCCTGGACCGCCTGGCGGAGGCTTTGGAGCGTAAGGCGTGCGAGTCTTGCGTTGCCACTGCCATGTCCCTTGTGAAGAATACCCAGGCCCCCTCCGCTCCCCCCGAGCCCGCTGATCCGGTGCTGGAGAAGCTCGCCGATACGTTGGCGAAGGTTGAGGACCCGGCCCCCGCTCCTGCCCCCGCTCCCGTAGATCCTCCCCCTCCGACGATCAGCCTGCCCGAGTTCCAGAAGGCGCTGACGCTCCGGTGCGCGGAGTCCGATGCGACGAAGGCGAAGGTCCGGGCGCTGATCAACGAGTACGCGCCGGCCGCTTCCCAGGTTCCCCCTGAAAAGTTCGGCGAGGTCCTGGCTCGCCTGGCCAATCTTTAACGTGGAGGTGACGTCATGAACATGACCGCTATTGTGATCACCGCTCTTATTTGCGCGACGTTCCTCGCGCTCGTCTGGATTAGCTGTAAGCACGGAGGTAAGAAATAATGACGAAGTTTATTGAAGGCGCAGGCCTCCCGATCCTGTTCGCGGTTCTGGCCGTTTGCATCATCGCTGTTGTCGTGCTGTCGCTCGGCTCCTCCATGGACCGTGTCGAGTGGCGCGAGGAGACTTACATAGTAGAGAAGGGCGACTCCCTCTGGTCGATCTCCGGCAAGTTCTGCCCGAGCAACGTGGACCGTAACGAGTGGATCGCCGAGGTCCAGCTTTTGAACGACATTCCCGAGAGCATTATTTTCCCGGGCGACGTTCTGACGGTCCTGGCGCCGGAGGAGGGTTGATATGGTCGAATTGAACAACCACAAAGACCGAGCGCACGCGCTCCTCTCCGCCTCCAGCTCCGCTCGCTGGCTGGCCTGCCCCCCGTCCGCGGTGGCTGCGTCCCTTTATCCGAACACCGACACGGCGTACACCCGGGAGGGCACGCTGGCCCACGAGGTCGCTGAGGCCACAGTTCGTCGGTATCTCGACGGCACTCCGGTCCCTCCGACCTTTGACTCTCCGGAGGTAAAGTCCGAGATGCTCTCTTGCGCTATTGATTACGCCGACTACATCCAGGAGCTCATCAAGTCCCCCGACGCCGTGGTCCTGCTGGAGCAACGGCTGGACTTCTCCCCCTGGGTGCCGGAGGGCTTTGGCACCGGCGACTGCCTGATCTTCCAGGGCCGCCACTTGGACGTTATTGATTACAAGTACGGCCAGGGCGTCGAAGTGTCGGCGCTTGGTAATTCCCAGATGCGCCTTTACGGCCTGGGCGCCCTGCACGATTTCGGCGAGATTTACGAAATCGAGACGGTGTCGCTCCATATCTTCCAGCCCCGGAAGGACAATATCTCCGTTGAGGACCTGACCGCCTCGGAGCTTTTCGCCTGGGGCGAGGAAGTAAAGCCCCGCGCGGCCCAGGCAGCTGTCGGCCAGGGTGAGCACGTCGCTGGCGCTCACTGCCGGTTCTGCCCCCACGCTGGCAGGTGCCAGGCGCTGGCGGATGTCTGCCAGTCCCTTGTCTCGTTTGGCGGCGGGACCGCCGTCGTCACGTCGCTGGCTCCCTGGCAGGTCTCGGAAATCCTGGCGCATGAGTCTATGATCACCGCCTGGCTCAATGCCGTTAAGGAGCGGGCCCTGGCGACCCTCCTGGACGGCGGGGAAATCCCCGGCTTTAAGGTCGTAGCTGGTCGCGCAAGGCGCGGCTGGGCCGACGATCTGGAGGTCGGCCAGTTTTTGCTCGAGGTCGGCTATACCAAAGAGCAAATCACAAAGACCGAGCTCCTCTCCCCTGCGCAGATGGAGAAGGCGATAGGCAAGAAGAAATTTGCCGAGCTCTGCTCCGGTCATGTATTAGCAATCCCCGGCTCCCCGACGGTGGCGCCGGCATCCGACAAGCGTCCGGTCTATGATCGACTGGTCGAAGCACAAAAAGATTTTGAATAAAAGAAAGGCAAAAAATTATGGAACACATTTACAAAGAAGGCGACAAGGTTCGCATCATCGGCAACGGCGAAGTCGCCGACGACTCCGACTGCCACCACTATTACGACATGGGCGACGTCGTCCGCGTTGAAGGATATAGCGCACAAGGAAATCTTTGTTGCCGCAGAGAGGACGGCTTTTCTCAACTTGTCAACCCCGCGCACGTCGAGCTGGTAGAGGCCTCCTCCGGGGTGGAGCGCTTCCACATCACTATTCGAGACAACGACACCGGGGAGGTCCTTGTAGACCTCGATACCTGCGCGATCATCGGGGCGCTCGATCATGGCCCGGGCACGCGCGTTTTCTGCAAGACGAAGTGTGGCTCCGTCGAATTGGCCGCAACAGCCGCAGGGGCCTTGCAGGCGGCGGGCGTAGCTATGGCCGATATGCCTGCAGGCCTCGCCCGTAAAGTCAGAAAAATTGGTAGAAAAAAAATATAACTAAAAAGGAGATTAAAAATTATGAGCACTAAATTTGTAACTGGTAAGGTCCGCTTTTCTTTCTGTCACGTATTCGAGCCCCAGGCGCCTGTTGGCGGTGGCGATCCTAAGTATTCCGTGACCCTTCTCATTCCCAAGTCCGACGCGGCGACGATGGCAAAAATCCAGGCCGCGATCCAGGAGGCCCGCGATAATTTCTGCAAGAAGAACGGCGCGAGCGCGCTCCCCGCTAAGCCCACCCATACGTTGCACGACGGCGACGGCCTCCGTCCTGGCGGCGACCCCTTCGGTCCTGAGTGTAAGGGCTGCTGGGTGATCACTGTTTCCGCCAAGCAGAAGCCCGTGGTCGTTGACTCCTTCGGTAATCAAATCACCGACCCCGGCGAGCTCTATTCTGGATGCTATGGCCGCGCCTCCATCAATTTCTACGGCTACAATCAGGCCGGCAAGAAGGGCGTGTCTGCTGGCCTCCTGGCTGTGCAGAAGCTCCACGACGGCGAGCCCTTCGGCACCGTAGGCTCTGCGGACGACTTCAACGACGGCTACACGGACGGCGGTGCCGGCGATGACTTCCTCAACTAAGCGGCGATTGTTCGTTGACCTGGAGACATTCTCCAGCGTCGATATCTCCTCGGCGGGGGCTTTCAAATACACCGAAGCCCCCGACTTCGAGATCCTCCTGGTCGCTTATGCCTGGGACGACGACCCGGTGCGGGTGATTGACCTTACGCCTTTTAAATATAACGGGATCGCGCTGGGGCGCCGTAACGGAAAGACCGCGCTTGTTTCGGTGTGGGTGGATATCCTTGAGGCGCTTCGTGACCCATCCATAATAAAGGTGGCTCACAATAGTGCGTTCGAGCGGGCGGCCTTCTCCCGGTATCTCGGGCGGGACCTGCCCCCGGAGGAGTGGGAGGACACCATGATCCTGGCCGCATATAACGGTCTGCCCCTCTCCCTGGACGGCGCCGGTGCCGCGCTGGGCCTCCGGGCGCAGAAAATCAAAGAGGGCACGGCCCTCATCAATTACTTCTGTAAGCCCTGCAAACCGACGAAGGCCAACGGCCAGCGCACGCGAAACCTCCCCGAGCACGCCCCGGACAAGTGGGCGCGGTTCGTCGAGTATTGCCGGCGCGACGTCGAGGTCGCCCAGGCTATATATGCCCGGCTGAGTTCTTTCCCAGTTACCCCCTTCGAGCGCCGAATCTGGGCCCTGGACGCGCGTATCAATGAGCGCGGTGTCATGGTGGACCTGGAGCTCGCTCGGGCGGCCGTAGCTGTGGACGAGGCCTTCACGGCGGAGCTTCGCGCGGAAATGCAGAAGCTCACCGGGCTCGAAAATCCTAATAGCATCCAGCAGTTGAAGGGCTGGCTGGAGGGCCTGGGCCTTTTCACCGATTCGCTGGATAAGGAGGCCGTCGCTGGTCTCTTGTCGCAGACGTCCGATCCCACCGTCCTCCGGGTGCTCCGGCTCCGGCAGATGCTCGGTAAGACGTCCACGACCAAGTATGGCACGATGCTGGCGGCTGCCGGCTCCGATCAGCGAATGCGGGGCCTGACGCAGTATTACGGCGCCGGGCGCACCGGGCGCTGGGCTGGTCGTCTGGTCCAGCTTCAAAACCTCCCGCAGAACCACCTGGACGCCATCGGTTCCGTTCGTGAGCTCCTCCGGGCGCGTGATCTGGAGACGCTGGAGCTGTTTTTCGGCGACGTGTCGGACGTGCTCTCGCAGCTCATCCGGACGGCGCTGGTCGCCAGGCCGGGGCACACCTTCCTGGTCGCGGACTTCGCCGCTATCGAGGCGCGCGTGATCGCGTGGATGGCTGGCGAGCAGTGGCGCCAGGACGTCTTTGCCTCCGGTGGGGACATTTACTGCTCCAGCGCGTCGCAGATGTTCAAGGTCCCGGTAGAGAAGCATGGCGTCAACGGCCACCTTCGCCAGAAGGGAAAAATCGCGGAGCTCGCCTGCGGCTATGGCGGCGGCGTGAATGCGATGTTGAATTTCGGCGCCGACAAGATGGGGCTTACTGAAGCAGAAATGCAGGCGATTGTCAACCAGTGGCGGGCAGCCTCTCCCACCATTCCGAAGTTCTGGCGGGACGCCGAGAAGGCTGCGACGCTGGCGCTTCAAAATCCCGGCAAGACGTACCGGCTCCCATGCGGCGTCAAGTATCGGAAGGACGCGGACGCGCTCCGGTGCATCCTCCCCTCCGGGCGTCAGCTCTCCTATTGGGGCGCGCGTCTGGAGAACGGCTCCATTGTCTATATGGGCCAGGGCTCCCAGGGCGGCTGGATGAAGAAGGACACCTGGGGCGGGAAGCTCGTTGAGAATATCGTGCAGGCCGTCGCCCGGGATTGCCTGGCCGTATCAATGGACCGCCTGGACGCTGCCGGTTTCGCGATCTGCTTCCACGTCCACGACGAGGTGGTGGCCGAAGCTCCGGAGGGCGCCCGCTGGGAGGACATGGCGGCTATTATGGGCCAGCCGATTAGCTGGGCCCCCGGCCTCCTGCTCCGGGCGGACGGATATGATACAAAGTTTTACATGAAGGATTGAGAGGTGCCGTATGGACTTATTATATAACGCCCCGCTGGAGGTCGCGCTTGGAAACTCGCGCAAGACTAAGGCGTGGAAAAATCAAACGCTCCAGTGGTCGGAGCTCCTGGGCCGCATGGAGTCCGTCACCCGGACGCCTGAGTCCGTCGCCGAGTATAAGGCGATGGGCCGCGACCGGCAGTCGGAAATTAAGGACGTTGGTGGCTTCGTTGGCGGCTATTGCAACAACGGCTCCCGCTCGGATATCCGTCACCGCTCCATCGTCTGCCTGGACGCGGACTTCGCCTCCCCGGAGCTGTGGGACGACTGGACGCTCCTCTATGGGAACGCCGGCGCCGTGTACTCCACCCACAAGCATACGCCGGAGAAGCCCCGCCTCCGCCTGGTGATCCCGCTGTCCCGGACTGTCTCCCCGGACGAGTATCAGGCCATCGGACGCCGGGTGGCGGCCACGCTGGGCATTGATCAGTTCGACGATACGTCGTACCAGCCCCAGCGCATGATGTACTGGCCGAGCGCCTCCCGGGACGGCGAGTATGTTTTCCGGTACCACGACGGGCCCTTCCTGGACCCGGACGCGGTCCTGGCCACATATCA